TAATTTCTTACAAGATTTCTCATAATGGATTGTTCCTGTGCAACAAATTGAGCTTCTGCAACTATCTCTGTGTATAGTTCCGATAGTGTAGAACTTGTGCTTTCGTTTGCCATTGTTTGTTTCCTTTATATTTTAATTGTTTAAGTTAATCTTAATAGCACCTGTGTCTCGCTTCTTCCTATATTCTGCATAGGCTTTACGATCTTCGGGTTTATTAAGGTCTAGTTCCTGAATGTTTAAGGGTTTTACAGTATTACCACCGATACTTGCTTTACTTCCTGAACCTTGTACTGTTGCATTGCGGAAGTGTGGGTTCGTATCTAAAAACTCTTTAACTCTATCTTCTATTGTTAAAAGTTCTCCTTTTGCGTTATATCGAATATTTGAATTATTATCAAGCACTTCAATTCTTCCATCATCATTTAATTTTACTTCTTTCTCAATTAATTGAACGACTTGTTGAGGATTGATTGCATTATTCTTTGACGCAACAGATAGAATAGAATTATCAATTTTTTCTTTTTTGATTTCTGTTTTATATCTAGTTATTTCAGAGTCTTTTTCAGCTATTCTTTCTTTCATAAGCTTTTCAATTTCAGATTTAGATTTAGCTTCTTCTAACTGCTTTTGTTTTAGAAGTTCTGTTTTTTGCTTATCTTCTTCTTCCATTTTTCTTTCATACTTCTTACGTTCTGCCATTAGTCTAGCTTGAACGATATTATCTAATTGTTCTTGTGTGAAAGATTTAGACTCTGTTTTTGGTTGTTCTTGTTTTACTTCTTCTTTAGCTTCAACGGGTGCTGAAGTTTCTTGTGTTTTGTCTTCTGACATTTTTTACTCCTATATTATTAGTTCACCGCTACTATCATACCAATCCGGATTGACGTAACTCCATTGATGACGACAATTATAACCACATCGAACTACTAAAGGATTCCCTGATTTTTTCCCTGACCAGCTTCTTGACGACCATATTTGTCTAACTTCATCAATCGTAAAAAGACCATCACTTCTCTTTGATTTTATTACACCATTTACAAGATTTCTGCAAATCTCTCGTGTTGTGGGTATTACATCTCCATAGTATTTTACAAAAGTTAAACCAGCATCATTAGACTTATTAAAGTTTAAAGTAGCATCAAAGTCTCGTAAAGAGTCGTTTAATATCTGACCAGCGTATCTTTTCATATTCTCTCCAGCACGATCTCTAGCAAATTTAGATTGTAGCTTTTGAACTGCTTTATCAACTCTCACTTGCATAGACCTTTTAAATTTATTTTCTTCTATAAAGCTAACTAAACGATTCGCTTCTACATCATCTGAACTAGCATAAATACCATTAATAGTTTGTCGTAATTCTTTTTCTAAATCTGCAAAGTCTGAACCAACTAAAGTATTTTGATAAACCTTTTCTGATAATCTTCTTGTAAAGGTATTAGATACGTCTTTGAATTGTGTATAATATTGTTGCTTTAAATTTTGTATTAATGCTAGATCGCCTTTTGTTAATTCTTGAAACTCAACAGGAATATTACCAATTCTTTTAAAAGCTTTTTCTATTCTCTTTGCTTGTTTAGTAAAACCCTCTCTAACAACTTGATCTGCAAAAGGTAAATATTCTGCATCTATGATTTGTTTTATTTTAGGTCTTATGGCTACTGCCGCTTGTAATTGTATAAGCTTACCATCTTGTGTCGGTAAATCTCTATTAGCTAATGATACTACTTCTCTTTCTATTCGATCTAATGTTGAAGTCAAAGTTTTGTAGTATTTAGCTTCTGCGAGTTCGATTTGTTTGATTCGATATTCTGTACTTTTTTGAACTATATCTGCCATTTTTTGTATCTATCATAAAAAAGTCAAAAACTCAAAAAAGCTTTTTTTTCATTTTTTTTTGCTTACTGCCACAACACTTATTTTTTGCCTTAATTCACTTTGCTTACTTCTAGAGCATTTTGAAAAAGTGCATATGGTATAATAGTGAATAAATAAAAACAAGGAGAGAAAATGAGTCACGAATGGAAACACCCTAGCTACTACAAAGAGTTAGCTAGAATAAGAAAAGAGTTTGAGAAATGCAAACAATCTCAAACTGAAGAAAAAGAAGAAGAAACTGAAAGGGGGGAAAATGAATAAGTTTGAAAGAACCGAACTTTCTTTTGGTGGTAAATCTGATTATGAGCAAATTAAAAGTATTAGACAAAGGTTTGCTCATTTTGGAAAACAAATTACTTTTTCTATTGCCAAGAAAATATTTAAAAAAGAGTTTGCTTGTGAAGTTTGGGTCAATGACATTTATCAAGTAAATGTTCAAAGAAACAAACAAGCAGATTATATGGTTCAAAATCCTGAGATGAAAGGTAAAATGACTTATCTTTCAATCAAGAGATTAGACAAAAAATCTATTCACGATTGGCGACACCTACAAGAAATAAAGAATGAATTGTGTGGCGAAGATTGCGAAGCGATTGAAATATACCCTGTTGAAAAAAGATTAGTAGATTGTGCTAATCAGTATCATCTATTTGTTTTTCCAAAAGGTTTTCTTATTGGTTTTGGTTGGGGTAATAGATCAGTTGATTACACTCCTAGAGAGGGTGGTCGTGGTAAAATTGGTCAAAGGGGATTAGATTAGATTTCTTCTTCTTCTACTTCCTCGTCCTGTTGCGTGGGTTCGTCTTGTGTAAAAGAACCCACCTCAGGTTTAGTATCTATCTCTGTAAAGATTTCGTTTAGCTTCTCATCATTATCAACTACTGCTCTTGCTATTTCTTTATCTATCTCTTTCATAAGGGTAGCTGATTCAACACCTGATGCTTTTGCTTGTTGGAAGAACATAAGATCACTTGCATAATCTCTAATGTTAAATGAGTCAGGGTAGTTGATCTCTCCATCAAACTCTACGTTTTGGAATTGTGCATATAATCTAAATAATTGTTCTTCAGCTATTTCTAAGTTATCTGCTTTTTCAGATAGTCTAGCATTAAGTAATTCAAATTCTGTTTGTAAAGCTATTCCTGAACTTACTTGTGTCTTTGTAGTTCTTACTGAACCTATATGTGCAATTCTATTAATTGAATTAACTTTGCTTTCAATAGACTCCATAATTGAGTTTAGATTAGAACCATTAGGTTGAAGTAAATAAGGTTTTAAATTTGGTTCCATTTCTTCAGGCATTTCAATAATTGCACCAGCACCAGCAGAAGCATTTACACTATTTGTTTTAACTAATGATGGGTGGTTTGATAATCTTATTAATTGTTCTATCTCTGAATATTCATTGTAAATAGCTTTCTGCAAGTCCGCAACATCTACAAGGTCTGACTGGCCAATGCCACGTTTGTGAGATTTAGCATTGTATAAAATAACTGCTGGTATTTTGCCAATCAGATTATCGGCAGTATCTATTACAACAGGTTCTTCTCTTTCAGGCATATAAACTGTATCAATCCTGTCAGGATACCAAACCCTCATATATGTTCCATTTTCTTTATCAACTTCCTCTCTTATTTTTAAATAATCTAACTCATACTTTCCGTTAGGTTGTCTTTTAAAATTCCAATCTAAAACATTTTCAGGAGTCACAATAGATACATAAGGTCTTATATCTTGTTGTAGTTCTTCTGCTCTAGTGCTTGTTTGAATATTAGGTTTATCTAATATCATAAAACAATGACCATAAATTGATGCGTAGTTTTGTGTTTGTTTAATTACTGAGTTAAAGTTATTGCCCTCTAAATCAGCATCTTTCATAAAATTATCTAAGCTTTGCTCATCTGATAAACTACCAAAGTTTCTTGATGGTTTAACTCTAAATAAAAATGATGAATATATTTGTATTACGTTTCTGCAATGATTATCGCAAGGTGTATTAGCAAGTCTTTGATTGAACTCGTTATCTAATTCTAAATTATATCTATTTAAGTATTGACCTAATGTATAATCGTAACCACCATTATAAGATCGTATATAATATTCCCAATTCGTAACTGTTTCTTTATAGTCTTTGTGTACTTCTAATGCTGAATCTCTGTTATATGCCATTACTTAATTGCCCATCTTGATGGTTTAGAAAATGAAACATTGCTAGTAAGAGGTTTGATAAAATCAATTAAGTATCCTAAAGCATCATTCATATGGTCAAAACCTTGTTCTTTGTCAGGAATATTTGTGTTTTCCTTGTATATCTGTCTTTGTAATCCTTTTATCATTGTTTTGCAAGATTTTGAAACGAAAATATGTCTATGACCTTTAGAATCTTTGAGTTTAGAATTTACAGCATTGACTCTATCTCTAATAGACGGGTGCTTGTGTTTAACTTTTACTTTGAAACCAGCGTTCTGCAATATAGATAAATCAGTTCTACCACCAGCAGAAGTTTTACGTTGTCTTGAAGCTGGGTCAGGATATATAAATATCTGTGCTTTAGAACCATATCTATCTCTTATCTCTTGGCACATTTCATCAGTATTACTTGAATAAATAACTATCTCATCTACAACATAAATCTTATCTTTTTCTATCTGTGCTACACAAGCTGACATTGGGTCAACGTTAAAGTCCATTCCTAAATGAAAAGGTTTAGTCCAATCTATTTTCTTATCTATTACTGAATCAACGGGGTGGAAGTTGTAATAAACAGCACCAGCATAATTCTCAAAAGTTCCCTCAAACTCTTGTCTAAATGTTCTAATATCTATGTCTTGTTTAGCTTGTTCTATTTCTTCTTTAGAAACCATACCACCTTGAATAGTAGTATATTGAAAACTAGCCCATTGATCGTCTTGCTTACCTTTAAGATACATCTCATAA